CAGATCGTAAGTTACGAAATCGGCGGCACAATGCCCGAAAGGCCGTTCCGCCAGGGGATCCGGATCAATCCGGATCCCCGAAAATCTTGAACGAAAGGAATAAAAACATGAAAGGTTTTGTACTCAGCGAAGAAGGGCACATTGTCCAGGTGACAGCTCCGGTGGACGTTACCGGCGGCGCAACCGGGCAGGCCTTTTCAATGAAGAAATACCAGCATGCGAGCATCATCATCCTCGCGGGCGTTTCCGCCGCCGCCTGGACGAAAATCATCGTGAACCAATGCACGGACCATACCGGCGCCAATCCAGTGGCGATTCCGTTCAGCATCTACAAACAGGAAACCGCCGGCGCGTCGAATGATGTGCTCGGTGCGCGGACTGCCGTAGCTGCGGCCGGCTACACGCCCTCGGCCAACGACGGGATCTTCTACGTCATCGAACTCGACGCAAGTGAACTCGCCAACGGGTCTCCCTACGTGCAAGTGCAGCTCACCAACGGGACGAACAGCGTCATCGCTGCCATCGTCGCGGTGCTCAGCGGCGCGCGCTACTCGGAGACGCAGAGCCCGACTGAAACGACCTAAACGACGAAGTTGTCCCCCCCCACGCGCGAGGGCTGTCCGCCCACCACTCCGGGCAGCCCTCGCGTTCCCCTTTCGGAACGCGGGTGCGGATCCCGCTTGCAGCCCGCCTGGAGATAGGGAGAGAAAACAGTTTTCTCTCATTGATAAATGTTCGTGCGTTTAAGAACCGGCAATCGCGCCGGCGAAGTGCATGAGATGAAATTCGCGGACGCCAAGCCTCTGCTCGATGACGGCCGCGCGGAGCAGGTCTACGCGGAGCCGCCGGCTCCGGCGATCGTCGCGGGCAACGGAGCGAAGCTCGGGCCGAAGCCCAGGCTGAACAAGGAGAAAAAATGAAGATCCTCATTCTTGAGAAATGCAAAGTCAACGGTGCGCCTGCAAATCCCGGCGATGTCCTCGATCTTGAAGAAGGGGCAGCCATCGATCTCGAAGCTCACGGGTACGCGTCATTTGATTCGGAAGCCCCGACACCGAAAGCGGAACGCGCGAAGCATAAAGCCCCGGCGCACAAAGACGGGAAATCGCATAGCGCATGAGCTCGATCCAGGTCCAGATGCCGCCATCGCAGGAGCCGGTCGCGCTCTCGACGCTGAAGAACCATCTGCGCGTCTCCATCAATAACGACGATGCCCTGCTGGAAATCTATCTCCAGGGCGCGCGCGAAATCGTCGAAGGCGATTCCGGCCGAAGCCTGATCAACAAGCTCTATCGCCAATCGCATGACCGGTTCCCGGGCCTGCATGACTGGGGCGATTTCGGCACGGGCTATTTCTATCAGGCGCCGAGGTATTCGCATCATCACCACGACGAGAGGCAGATGATCAAGCTCCTGCGCTGCCCGCTCGTGAACGTGCAGAAGATCACTTATATCGGGACGGACCAGCTCTCGCACGATCTGCTGCCGGTGCCGGCCCTCTGGAGGGCGAACACCGAATATGACATCGGGGATCAATTCGAGGATTCGAATGGGAACTTGCAGGAGGTCACGGCCGTAACGGAAGTGGAGACGGGCGGCGCGAGCACGAGCGGGTCGACCGCTCCATCATGGAATGCAACACCCGGAGGCGTGACGACAAGCGCGGATGTGACCTCGACGAACAAGGGGCCAGCGCCGGCGGGCGATTTCATCTATGACGCCGATTCGGAACCGCCGCGGCTTTTTCCCGCGTACGGGACGTTTTGGCCGCTCACGCTGCGCGTGCCGAACGCCGTGCAAATCTTCTTCACGGCCGGCTATGGCAACGACGCCGCGGACGCGCCGGCAAACCTGAAAATCGCCGTGATGCTGGCCGCCGGCGTTTCCTACGAGCATCGCGAGGCGGTAACGCGCGAGCAGCTCCATGAACTCGATTGGTACGAGCGCGTGATCTGGAACGAGCGCGTGATGGATTACGCGCCGACGAAGTAAGAGAGAGGTCTAGCTGAATATGGATCCTAAAACAGTTTCTTCCGCGCCGGACGGCGCGGGATCAGAGGAGAAGGCTATGAAGATGAAGATCGGATTATTTTTCGGGATGGTGGCGATGGCCATGCTGCTGTCCATTCCGGCGATGATTCACCCCAAGCTCGTGCTTGCCGCTCCGCCGACAGGACCGACGAGCATCGCATCGCAAACCCTGAAGGGGCCGTACCCGGCCAGCGTTGGCGCCGGGGCGCTGGCGATGACGTTCACGGTGGCGGATGTGAGCAATGGAAACTCGTTTCCGTTTACGGGGCACGAGGTACTGCTGATTTGGAATTCCGATTCGACGTCGCACACCGTCACGCTCACGAGCGTGGCCGATCAGCGAGGCCGCAGCGGAGACGTCACGGCCTACTCGGTGGCCGGCACGAGCTATGCGGCGTTCAATTTCCGGGCCGGAGCCGAGGGTTGGATGCAGAGCGATAGCACGATGCACCTCACGTCAAACAGCGCGCTCGTCGAGTTCGCCATTTTGTACATTCCGTGATGCGCTTCCAAAGCTCCGACATTTTGCCATTCTGGATTGCCAACAATCGGCGTTTCTGGACGCTCGAGGCAGTCGAGGAACGACGGCGAAAGAAACAGTGGCTAGTCGTGGAGTTCTTGCCCGCATGCCAACCTCAACGGCCATAGCCGCGGGCGAGCTGCGGCATCTGATTACGATCGCGCAGGCGAGCACGACCGAAGACAAATTCGGCGGCTCGGACCCAAGCCTCGCCGGCGCAACCGCGCTTGCGACCGTTTACGCGAAAGTGGAAGCGCTCACCTTGCGCGAGCTTTATTCGGGGCAGCAGAAAATATCCGAAGTCTCGCATCGCGTGACGATGCGATACATCGGCGGCATGAAGGCGGGAATGCTGGTGTGGTTTCGCGGCCGGCAGTTTCAGATTCAGGCGATCGAGAATCCCCGCGAGATCAATAAATTGCTCGTCCTGCTCTGCCTCGAACGCGATGACAGCGCGCGCGAGGAAGGGACGAGCGAACTCTTCGCCCAGGGACAAGGAACGCTGGGAGCGGGATCGAGCCACGCGCCTGGCCAGGCTGGCGCCGAGGGAATCGAGCGGCATTACCCGGCGGGAGCGATCGATGGCGTCAATACCACGTTCGTCTTTTCTCCGGCGCCCTCCGATCCCGATGGGTTCTTCCTGATCTGGAACGGTCTGATGATGGGACCCGGGGACTATACGCTTACCGGCGGGACCCTGGTCACGACAGGATTCACACCCCATTCGGGAGACAGCCTCTACGCGCTTTATTAGGAGAAAAAAATGAACAGCAACCCAATCTTCACCGATTCGCGCGGCAATCCAATCAGGCGCAAGCGCCGCAAGCATAGTGAGCCGTTGCGCCAGTGGCAGAAGTTCGTACTTTCACTTTTGATCGTCGTTGTCGCACCGCTTACCCTTGAGGCTGCGGTTACGCAACTGGACCTCGTGACGCAGGTAAAGAATTTGCTGTCCGGCACGAACGGCGGGTTGAATGCCAACGCCAGCGCGTTCACCGGCGTGCTGCGCGAGGCATCGGGTACCGCGTCGGCGTCGGAGTTGTCCGGTGACGCAACCACGTCGGCGTCCAATGCTGTCACGGTCGTCAAGGTCAACGGGACCACCGTTCCCACGAACTCCGCCGCGGATCAAGTTTTGGATACAACGGCTTCCGCCACGGGGGCATGGAAGACTCTAGGCGACACTAGCGCTGGCGGACTGGCTGAGACTTACAACGCCACGACACATGCCTTCGGCACAATCGCAATTATATCGGGAACCTTTTCTGACAACGAGGTGCCGAGCGGAACCATCAACGGAGCCAACCTAACCTTCACACTCGCGCACACACCAAACCCGGCTGCCTCTCTGACTTGTTTCAAGAACAACGGTTTCACGATAGCGGGCGGCTCCGATTACACGCTAGCCACGGCGACTTTGACGTTTGCGTCCACCACGTCTACCCCGCAGACGGGTGATACTTTGAAGTGTACTTATCGCTACTGAGGTTAGATGAGAAGACTGTGTTTTGGTGCATTCCCGTGCATCATCCTGGCGTTGCTGCCGCTGTCTCTAGCAGCGCAAACGACGCTCGGGCCTGGGGCGGGGGGCACGGGCAGTCATGCCGTGCCCACAAAGGTCGGGCAGATAGGCATCTGGGACGGCACGAAATACGCTCCCGGCGATCCATTCATCACCGCGAACACCCCGGCCATTGTCCAGAAGGCGCATAACAATATAGGCGGAGCGACCGCGAAGACGCTCTCTGTCACGGTCACGGCCTTGACGAAGGGGAACACGCTGGTCGTGGCGGTCGGCGCGGGCGAGGTTGTCGCCGCGAACATTGTCCTCACCGTCACGGATACCAATAGCGATGCCTGCTCACTAGCCGCGACTCAGGCGATCAGCACGACATTCGCGGCAAGCATTTATTATTGTCCCATCCTCACCGGCGGCGATACGGCGGTCACGGAGACTTTCTCCGGCACCTCATCCGTGAACACGACCATTGCGGCGCAGGTGTGGGAAGTTTCCGGCCTCATCACGCTCGCGCCACAGGTGGTCGATGTCACCGCGGTCGGCACGGCCACGAGCACCACGCCATTTGCCGGACAGGTACTCGCGTCCGCGAATAACGATTTCGCTTTCGCGGCCTTCGGCGTGGGCACGGCCGCGCAGACGGTCACGCTTACCGGGACGGGAACATGGAATAACGATAGCGGGCAGATCAATCCGGGTTCCGCGAGCGGGCTTTTCTCATTCGTCGGCGCGTCGCAGTGGCTTCCGGCGCAGGCCGGAGTATCCGCGGGCGGCACCATCGCCTCGGAGCCTTGGGTCTGTGTCCTGGTACTGTTCCGCCCGGTATCCCTCCCGATTCAAAATGTCTTGAGTTACGCACCGGGGAGTCCATCGAGCATCGCCGTCCCGGTCTGCACCTCGGCGATGACATCGACGACGAGCACCGTCACGCTTGCCGCGCCCGGCAGCGGACTGCGGAACTATATTACGGCGCTTATCGTCACTAACAGCCATGCAACGGTGGATACGTTCGTGGCCTTTCAGGATGGCTCTGGCGGGACAATTCTTTGGGAAGGCAATGCCGTGCATCTGGGCGGCGGCTTTACCCAGTCGTTCCCGGTCCCATTGCGGCAAACGACGGCAGGGAACGGCCTCTACGTGGCCGATGTGACGACAGGCGCGAATGTGATCGCCTGCGCCGAGGGCTTTACCGCGCCATGATGCGAAAATTCCTTCATCTCTCTGTCACATGCCTGTTGGCCGTTCCCCTTTGGTCGCAGGGGATTGCACTGGGCGTCTTCGGCCATAATTACTCGGGCGCCATCACTCCTAGTGTTGTACAGGCGCAATCGTTCGAACAGTCCGTGAATCAAACGACTGTCCAAGTTTCCATTTCCACGACTGCTGGTAATCTTCTAGTCGCTTTTGTGCGATCCGCGACCGTGACTTCCCAGTCAGCGAGCGTATCCGATAGCGCATCGCAATCATGGACTGCGGTTTCTGCCGGGAAAAGCACTTCATCCACAACTTTATTTGGGCAAATGTTCTACATGGCGAGTTCGGCTGCGGTCACGACCGTCAAGGCAACATTCGCTCAAGCGAACTTGAACAATTCTATCGTCGTGTTTGAAATCGGAGGGGCCGCTGCCTCGTCACCGGAAGATAGCTCTGTAAACAGTAATGCCACTAGCAATGTACTTACTCTAGCAAGTGGAGCATTAACTACTACGAACGCGAATGACATTCTTTTGTACGCCATAGCCGGCAATTCCACCTTAGGAGCCGCCACCGCAGGGACCGGATATGCGATTCCAACGAATGGTGAGAGTTCAGGTACTCGTATTGCCATGCAGTACAAAGTCGTTTCGACTACCCAATCAGCAGTGACGACGAGCATGAGTTGGGTGACACAAAGAAGCGCAGTTTCAACATTTGCAGCGTTCAAGTGAATTGACCGTGAAGAAGATCGAGCAGAAAGAGATCGAGCGCGTCCTCACGCTCCGCAAGAAACTCGCGGAGATTCGCGAGGAGCTCGATCCACTCGAGGATTCGATCGTCGAGCGCCTGGTGAAGCACGCGCGCATCTCCGCGGGCAAGCACATGGCGTTCCTGCAGGTGCGCGAACGCCGCGTCGTCGCCTGGAAGGAAAAAGCGCAGCAGCTCGCCAAGCGCCTCGGATGGGATCCGGAGAAGTGGGCGGAGAAAATGCTCGCGCGCGCCCGCAAGGAAAAGTCCTGGGACCTCAAAGTCGAATAATCTAGGAATATTTTTCGCATGGAAATCGAATTCAAGATCACCGGGCTCAAGGAGCTCCAGGACAAGCTCGAGCGGCTGCCGCGCCAGGCGGCAAAGAACGTGATGCGCAAAGGACTCCGCAATGCTTCGGAGATCTGGCGGGAAGAGATGCAAGCGACGGCGCCGCACCTGGTTCACCCTTCGCTCGGGGTTCCTCCTGGATTTCTCGCGGAGCACATTCGCGCGCGAATCGCGGTCCGCGGCGATGAGCTCTTCGGCGTAGCCTCTGTGGGCCCCGAGAAGATCGACTACCCGGATCGCGGCGGTGGATATCGAACAAAGACGATCAAGGGCAGATTGCGCAACGTCGGACGCATCACCGCATCGCACGTCGCGGCATTCCTCGAATTCGGGGCGCGGAAGGGGAAAATGCGCGCGCAGCCATTTATTCGCCGGGCGTTTGAAACGCGCAAGATGGACGTCCTCGAAGCCTTTAAAGTCGAGCTGAAGGAAGCGCTCGATCGCGCGGGGCTGAAACTGCAATGAAACTTAAAATCATGACGTCGCCCAGATCCCCGTTTCATACGGAAGATCCGCTTGCCAGTCTGCTGGAAGGCAGGCTCTGTCTGGCGGACGAAAATGGGGTATGTCTTCCGGCGCAGTTTGAGACATCGCTCGAGAGCGCGTACGACGGGGCGCCTGTCTTCATCGCGAAATTTTACGTGGGAACCGGGGAAATACAATTTGTCCCCGGTGAGAAGGCCACGCACTCCGGGATCACCGCGATCGAGGATTCTTCCCAGCCGCCGACCGCTGCCGCCTCGCCCTATCCGCGATGCGAGCATTGCGGTTTTAACCACCGCCCATTGCAAAAGCAGCCCGCGCCGGGCGCCTGCTGCGTTTGCGGCGAACGTCCCGGGAATCTCCCATACGGCTGGTGCGATCAATGCACCGGAGAGGCATTAGAAGGGCCGCCAGATGCTCTCTGACGGTCTGCGCTCGCTGCTGATGCAGACGTCGGCGGTGACGGCAATCATTGGCACGCCGGCGACGCGGTCTACAAAGCAGCCTGGACCGCCCGCGCCCGGAAGCGGAGTTTGGTGGGTGGAAATACCGGAAGGAGCTCTCATGCCGGGCATCGCGCTTTCGCAGATCGCCGGCGCGGGGATCCCCACGATGGACGGCCCCGATCCGCTGCATTCCGCGCGGATTCAGGTTTCCTGCTACGGGATGACGTATAGCGACGCGAAGCAGCTCGCGCGGGCCGTGCGCAACGCGCTCGAAGGTTTCTCGGGAAGCCTTCCGGACGGCACGCAGGTGGGACAAACGATTTTGGCGAGCGAAATGGACGCGTTCGAGGATGCGCCGTTTTCGTTTCACTGCCCAATCGATTTCGAGTTTTGGTACTCGGAGAGTTGAATATTCAAATATTTTAAGCTTAAAACAGGAGAAAACAGATGAGCTCAGCATTCGCACCACGCGGTACTCAACTTCAGCGAGGGACGGGCGCGCTGCCCGGGTCTGGCTTTGTCACGATCGCGGAAGTCATCAAGATTGACCGGACGGGCTCGAAGGCGGACCTCGCCGACGTGACGAATATGGATTCGCCCTCGGGCGCGCGGGAGAAGCTGGCCACGCTCTTCGAAGCGGGAGAAATCTCCATCGAGTGCAACTTCCTTCCCGCGGCCTCCTCGCAACATCTGCTCGAGGCGGATTTCGAGGCTCAGCAGCTTTCGCCTTACCAAATCATCCTGCCGAATTCGCTTGGGACGTGGGGGCCGTTCAACGCCTTCGTCACGTCGAACGATTTCGCCTTGCCGATCGATAAGCAGGGTACGCGGACGATTAAGCTGACGATCACCGGCGTGCCGACGGCTACGGTATAGTTCTCGCCACACGGCGGCCGCTGAAGAGAATCGCCCCAAGCGCTTCTCTCCACTCCCAACCCCGGGATCGCGGCCGCCACCACCCTACTGGAGAAAAACATGCCTGAGAAAAATACCGCACTGCGCAGGCGCGTGGCGCCGAGCGCGCCGCTGGAGATTTCGTTCAGCGACGAGAACGGCAGCTTCACGCAAACGTACCGCGTGGCGTTCGATCTGAACGTATTCGCGGAAATCAGCGAGAAGACGGGCGTCCCCGCGCTGAGCCTCGATTTGTGGACGAAGCTCGATGCGAGAGTCTTGCGCGCGATGCTGTGGGCCGCCCTATTGCCGAATCATCCCGAGTTCGATACGCGCGACCGCAAAGGCCGCACGAACGAGGGCATCGAGACGATCGGCTCCTGGCTCGACGGCGACAACCAGGAGAGATCCGCGCACGCGCTGTGGGAAGCGTATTTGCTCTACCTGCCGGATGACCAGGCGGAGGAGCTCCGCATGCGGCGCGAAAAGGCGGAGACTGGCACCCCAGCGGCCTCCCCGGAAAAGAGCGGTGAAGTCCCTTTGGTCTCCTCGAACTCTGGGCCATTGCTCGATATGACCTCCGAATCGCCGAATGCGAAATCGGCGAGCTGACGGCCCGGCAGATTGACGCGCTGCTCGAGCGGCGGCGTCTCGAACAGCGCCACGCCCTGATGTGCGCGGGAGTCGTGGCCGCGACGATCGTGAACGCGAATCCGTTTCGCGGCGAGCATTCCGAACCGGTTTCCGCGCTCGATTTCATGGGCGAGCGCGAAGAGCCGAGCGAGGAAGAAAAGGCCAAGGAATTTCTGGCATTCATGGGCACGATCACTCCTAAGAAAGCTTAAATGGCAAACATCCTAGGCAGCCTGCAGGTTGAGCTCACCGCCAACACCGCGAAATTTGTTGGCGATCTCGGTAAAGCGGCGTATGCAGCGCAGCAGACCGCGCAAAGTATTTCTCGCGAGTTTTCCTCCCTCCAAAGAGTTGCCGCTCAAACCTTCGGCGCGTTTGGTTCGCTCAACCCCGTAATCAGCCAGATGACGTTCGCCCTTTCGAGCATGGCCAGCGCTGCGTCCTCCGCGATGAAGGAATTCGGCTCGACCAAAAACAGCATTGGAGCGATCACCTCGTTAGCCGCCGGCGCCGTGGTCGCATTTGGATCTCTCGAAATCGGCATGGTCGGCCTGGCCTTGAAAGCCGTTAAAGCGGCCGCCGAGATGGACCGCCTGGCCGAGAAAAGCGGCGTCACGACCGAGGAGATGAGCGGGCTTTCATTTGCCGCAAAGCAGGTCGGCATAGATCAGGACCAGCTCTCTCTCGGCCTAGCTCGCCTATCTAAAAACGCGGAAATGGCGGCGCAGGGAAGCAAGCAACAGGTTTCCGCTTTCGCAGCCCTTAAGGTGAGCGCGACCGGTGCAAGTGGTGCGCTGCGACCGGTCCAGGACATTCTTCTCGACATCGCCGATCGTTTTTCGCAAACGAAGACGAGCACGGAGAAGACGGCGATTGCCATGATGGCCTTCGGCAAGGCCGGATATCAGATGATTCCATTCCTCAATCTTGGGAAGGAAGGAATCCAGGCGTTCATCAAAGAGGCGGAGAACCTCGGGATTATCATTAGCACACGGACGGCGGAAAGCGCCGAGCATCTCGAACAGCAGATGAACGCTCTTTCTTCGCGCTTCCAGGGTTTCGAAATTGAACTGGCTGGGCAAATGATCCCGACTCTTCAGGTTCTAGTCGAGGCGCTCACAAACGTAGGCCGATCCGCGAAGGATCTCGAGGGCGCGGTGCCGAGCACCGGATTCTGGACCGAAGCCCTACAGATTACTGTCAAAAGCGTCTTCGCTCTGGGGGGCGCGCTCGTCGAGATCCTGGCAAGAATCGGTCAGGTGATCGCGCTTGAGGCGCAGATAGCCGACCTCGGAATCCGCGGACCCTTCGCTTCAAAGGCCCCCTTTGAAGAAATGAAATCGCTACAGAAGCTCATCGAGTCCAACGATGAATCGTTGCAGCATCTGAGCGATTCCCTCGAACGGGTGAACCAACTGCAGGCGAAACGTCCGCAGATGGTGGCGGACATTATGCAATTTGCCGGACCGAAGCCCGATCCGAAGCTCGGGCAATTTCTCCAGGGCCTTTCTGGGGAGCAGCTCCAAAAGCTCTCGGCCGACGCCATGCATGCGCACAAGAATGTGGCAGACTTCGCGACGGCGCTCATGAAGGCGAAGTCGATGAGCCTGAACTTCGACAATTCCGGGAAAGGGCTGGGGGGCCCAAGCGAGAAGGACGTGGTCGGCGAAGCGATTGGGAAATTGCAGGCGGAAGCCGCGGCGCAGCTCGCGCTCGCCGGAGCGACGGACCGGTCGACGGCCGCCATGCTGTTTCAGAAGGCGGCTGGCGAAGCGGAGCAGAAGGTCGCCGACCTGCGCGTCGGTCTGCTGACACAGGAGAAATCGCTCCAGGAGCAGCTCGGAAACGTCCAGGCCCATCCCTCAACCGCGACCGCTGGAGAATCGGCAAAGATCGAGGCGCGGATCGCCGGCGTCCATAAGGAGCTCGCGGCGCTCGATGCGGCGGCTCCGCAGTTCACCAAGCTGTACGC